TTTCCTACTAGTTACTTTGTGGTAAGTTACTAGTTAAATATTTTATGTTATTATCACCGTTGTATTTTTAAATATTATTAATTTATGATTAATAATATTTAACAATGCAAAAATTTTTTAAGTGTGTTTATATAATAATTCTGTTAGTCTCTATTTAGTTAGAAATTTACCCAGAAAGTGGCCGATTAATAAGGTATTATATAAACGTCAAATTATTTATATAATAATTCTATTAATCTCTATTTAGTTAGAAATTTACCCAGAAAGTGGCCGATTATTAAGGTATTATATAAATTTTAAATTATTTAAGTGTGCTTATATAATAATTCTATTAGTCTCTATTAAGTTAGATATTTACCCAGAAAGTGGCCGATTATTAAGGTATTATATAAGTTTTAAGTTGTTGTTAGGTAATATCATAGTTTTTTCTATAGTGTTTCATATATATAAGCATTAGTTTGTTTTAGATTCTATTTGTATTTAATCACGTTAGTTGTATTATACAATTTATATATATATTATTTTCTATATATTTTCCTTGGATTTACAGATTAACCAGGCATTTGAGACAGAAGAGCTCATTTGTTGATGTTTTGAGCGTTCATTGTAATGATGGAACACGCGTGAATTCATGATCTTTTTGGTTGCTATACTTTTCTTGTATAGGACTGTTCCGATTTTTCTGTGGAAAAATGAAGGACACCCACACTTGTTGAAACGAATTAGTGGATAAGCGATGCACCATCGGCGATTTGAAGAATTTATTGTTGACATTTCCTGAAGGTAGTGTGATAGTTGCCAAGAACAGAGGTTTATAATCGTTAGACTAATGTTGGAATTATTGTGCTATCGTAACAGAGTGCTTTGACAGTTCAAAAGGAGATCAAACGGCCTGTGCATTTAATTGAAGCTTGATAAAGCGTATATAGTGTGTCAATGTGATTAATGCAGAGTTTAAAGAATCAAATTAACGGACAAAATGGAAAAAATGATATAAAAAATAAAAATAAAAATAAAAATAAAAATAATAATGATAGTGTAGAAGTCTTATTTATAAATAAAAATAATACAGAAAATAAGTTTTTTATTTTAGATGGTAACAGAAAAGTTATCACTAGTATTAGTAGGAAAGAGTTTAAAGAGAAAGATTATTCTTTCATAGGTTACAAACAAATTAGTGTGAAGTTTTTTGGATGTACTAGAAAAGAAGCGGAAATATTGATTAATCGTTTGTATAATAAAATTTGGCAATCAGAGTCAGGTGTTATATCATTTGTGAGCTCGATGTGTGTAGATTTTATTTCTAAAATTACTAGTTGTATACAATCAGTTAAAATCATATTAGAAGCAGTGAATAACCAGGCTTTTGTACCCTTATTATTGGATATATTGGCTATGGTTTCTTCCCTTAGTAATCCTTTGCCAAATTTTGACGGTTTCTTTGTTAGAATTTTAAGGATGTACTCTATTTACCTTAGAGGTAAGAGTTTATTCTTGCCACAAGGCATGGAGGAGGCAATGATGTTAGCAGCGATGCTCCCTTTCTTTCCGACTCCTCTAGTTGAAATAATTAAAAGGATGCAACTTTTTACGTCTCGTAAATTGTTGGATACTCCTGGATTGTTAGTAGATTTTTTCGGAGATTTAGGCAAATTTATAGTATATATAATGGATAAAGTCCCAGCACCGGTGTTTGTTAAGAACTTGGTAGCGAAGATTTTCTCTATTGGACATAGATTTAGATATTGTAACACGATTAGGAAGTTAATTAATTTGTGGAAAACGGATAAAAGAATTATTACAGAGCAAGAATTTTCAGTTGAGGTTTTAAAAGTGTTTGAAGATATAACTAGTGATTACGATACGTTTCAGTTTATGTTAGGAGCGAAAAAGCAATTATGGGATGATTTTGTGCGTTTGCGGAAATCAGTTTTATCATATAGACACGTGAGTCGTCAAGAACCCTTTTGTATAATTTTCCAAGGGCAACCTGGAGTTAAAAAGTCCTTTATTATGAACAAAGTGGTCCAATATGATCAGGAATCAACTTATGTCCATGTGGTTAAGGCTACTACGGACGGCAAAGATTTTTATGATGGTTATGATAATGAAAGTTATTTTATAATGGATGACGTAGGGCAAATGGGAGTCTCTCAGTGGAGAACTATAATTAATATGGTTTCTACTGTGAAATTACCTTTGGATTGTGCAGAAGCCTCATTAAAGGAAACTAAGTTTTTTAATAGTGAGGTATTGTTAGTAACAACTAATAAATTTGTTAATCTCCATGGTTTGACTAAATCTGATGGTATTGACAATTTAGAGGCTTTGTGGCGTCGTGGCCACGTGATAGATTTTGATAGTGTTAGACGAGTAGGGCCTGATTTGGATGGCCAAGTAGAATATAAACGTTTTGATGTTAATTTGAACACTTGGGTTAAAGATTATATTCCTGGAGTTATGCCCGAAGGATTTCCTATCAATATGATGGCCAATAATGAAGAAAAGTTGGTCGCCTGGATAAGTTGTATAATCAATTACCATAGAAAATTTTTCCAATCAGTTAAAGATACAATGGAAATAACAAAAAGCCAACGTAGCATTATAGATTCCTATAAGCAAGAATTTTGTGAAAAACATGAATTCTTTTTCCATAGTGAAGGTGTTTTGAATTGGTGTATGGATAGTTTTAGCGACCTTAAGGATATCTTAAGAGTTTTAATATCAGAATTGTATGAAGTAGTTAGTGAGTATCTGAAGAACTTAAAATTGAAAGAAGTGGTTGATAAGACTAAGAGTAGTATGGAAAATTTTTATAATGAATTTGGAAATTATATTAATGGAATAGCATTATCTGTTTTGTTAGTAGGAGTTTTGATAAGTGCGTATAGTTTATTTTTTGGAGGTAAGAGTAACGTTTTAGAGAGCGTAGATATAACTAAAGAGTGGCGAGACATACTTGGATCTAAAAATTTTTTTGCACAAAGTAGTAATGTTTCAACAGTAGTAGAAGCAGTTCAATCGAGAATGATAGTAGTGGAATTACATAAAGACGATGGTTCGCAAGAAATGTTACAAGCGTTCGTATCAGGACTTTGTATTTTATTGCCGTACCATGTTTCAACAAAAGGTATTATTTCGATTTCCGGTTATTTGGATTTTGATCAGGTTGATGCTAAAGTTAAATGTTTAGATCATATTAAAGTATCGGTGGTTTATCAAAATAAGGCTGCTGATGTGTGTGTGTTAAAATTGCCAGAGTATTACTCATCCCCTTTTAAATGTGGGAAGAAGTTGCTAAAACCTATTAAGTCCTGTGATGGCAAAGCGTTGATTAAGAACGGAAATACTTATTTTATTAATAGTTATGCTAAGATTCCGATTTCCAGAATATGGGTCTCTCATACAGAAGATATAGAGTATTATTCAGATTCGTATTCCAATATTCTAAAAGAAGAGGATCGAGTGACTTATTGCTTGTCAAATAATGGTTTATGCGGTTCATTAATAGTTGATCAGAATTTAGGTATATTAGGAATGCATGTTGCTGGTAACAGTGAGAAAGGAGTTTCCATCTTGTTTAATGATAGCGTTTTGAGAGATTTGTATAAGCTATTTGATAATAACGTCGTTGCGTATTCTGATATACCAGATATAAGAAAAGAGCGTATGCATGAATTAACTGAATTTTCGGGAACTGTGTTGGATAAGTCCTATCACGTAGAAGTTCCGAAGCAAACAAATTTTGTTCCGTCCCCCATGTTACCTTTTATTAAAAGTTTAGATTGTGTTGAGTTGAAAAAACCAGCCAACTTACAATCTTTCGGTAGCGGGACCATACATGAAATGGCTAAGAAGTCTTTCCAATTAGTTTCTGGTTATAAAAGAGAGGAATTGAATTTTGCAAGAAGTTGTTTAGAAGTTTGGTTGCCTTCATATAAAGATATTAGTGATTTTGAAGTCATTAAAGGAAATAAATATTTGCCAAGGTTTAATATGAAGTCTGTTAATGGTATAGGTTATGATAGAGGAAAAGATAAGTATATAGATGCCGTTAATGGTGAAGTTACTGTAGAATTTAAACAAAAATTAGAAGAGTTTAGGAATCGTATTAAGAGTAAAAATCTGTCAATAAATGATGTCGTTTTGTATGAAACTTTAAAGGATGAGTTGAGAGCTAGTGGCAAAGAAGATAAGCCTAGAACTTTTAGAATATCGCCCTTACATCTAGTGTATTTGATGAAGAAACTTTATGGAGATCTAGCAGGTCAAATTATTGAGTCTAAATGGGATAACGGAATAGCCATTGGTATGAATCCTTATGCCGATTGGGACCATCTTTATAATATATTGCGCCCCCTTCATGTTTTTGATGGAGATGTGGGCCAATGGGATGGCAAGCAACCTGCTGAATTGCAAGATTTAGTTGCAGAAGTTTTGCGCAATAAATACGTTGGAGAAGAACAAGAATTGATGAGTTTCTTTTCTGAATATCTTGTTCGTGTTAATGTAGCAATTATGAATAAGACTGTGCAAACAACGCATTCTGTTAGTTCTGGTTATTGGATGACGGCGCTCGGAAATTCTATATTGAACCGAGCACATACCTCTATATGTTATTATAGAGAGAGCGTGAAAATGAATAAAAGACCAACCGTTGGTGAGTTTTTGAAAATAAGAGATTTTGTCTTAGGTGATGACAAATTGGTAGGAGTTCCAAAAGAATTGAATTTTGTGAACGCTGTTACTATGAGAGATTACTTTGAGAGTATTGGCATGACTTTTACTGATGGTTTAAAGAATAGAATCACCAGAAAATTCATGGATTTGTCGGAAGTTTCATTTTTAAAAAGAAAATTTGTGTACCATACGATTCTAAGAAAAGTAATGTGTCCGTTAGATAAGAGCAGCATATATAGCTCTTTGTGTTATTATGACAAGACGAAAGATTACGATATTGTTATGAAAGGCAAAATGGAATCAGCTCAGAGAGAGTTGTGGTTACACCAAGAGAATTGTGACGGCCTCTTAGAACACGCTATGAGTGCTGGCATCTTCTTTTCAAAGTTAAAAGAAGAATATTTAAAATATTTGTTTTTAGAAGAGAGTGATTTAGCTTGGAAATTGTATTTGTACGAGTCTGGTAAAACAGACGAGTACTCTATTTCCTTGTAGGAACATATCTCTTCGCAACTTCGTATATTGTTGGGTTTTAATAGTTTAGTCCTGAAGCTAGCTACGAAATATACGATTTTACAAGGACACCCCTAGCCATATATTGGTGCATAAAATGGTTAGTGTAACATGTACCGCTCAAAATCAAGATAAAAATATAAATAAAGAAGACACTCGTTTCGAATCGGGTTTACAAATTCGAAGAACTTTTAATTCAGGAGAGAAATATAATATGTTTCCTCCACTTAAAAATATAAATAAAAATTTGCGTATCGTCCCAGATCCTATTTTGTTAAGACCGTTTTTGTCTCGCGTTATCACGTGGACTACTGGTGCTGGCCGATACACATCATTGCATCAAACAAATTTTCCATCTGGTACTATTGCTCAAAATTCATTGGCTTTACAAGCATTTCAAATTGCGTCTTTGTATCGCGCGAAAGCGTGTTTCAAAATTTCTTTAACCGGTACTATAGCTCACCAAGGCTTGCTTTTGGTAGCTGTTAGACCATTGACTACCAATAGTTTAACTGGTCCATTTGTTTTAAATTCGTTGTTGACTGGTCCTCATGCCTTTTTGTCGGCTAATGAGGCCACTAGTGTTTGTTTAGAAATTCCTTTTATGTCCTCGTCACAATTGTTGCCAAC